GTATCCTTGCGGTTATGTAAGTAGTAACCGGTTTCGTAACTAAGGCGACCAAGAGTAGCGCTACCACCAAAGCCCTCGTATTCGCTTGGATTCCCTTCGATAGCGTCGATGTAACCGTCAAGTACATGTCCTGCAGCTTGATCTTGACCAGCCGGTAGTTTTGCGATGATTCCAAATAGCACCTCGCGTGCTGTGATCTCGTCTAATGCGTTTTTCATTACTTATCTTCTTTCTGTTTACGTGGTGTTGCGTTAGGTCCTGTGTAGTCGACCAGGCTTGCCATATCAAGTAGCTCGTCTAGCTTTGCTTCAAACGCAGCAATCGTAGCGATCTTGTCTTCAAGCTGGGCTTTGTATCTTACCAGCTCCGACTCGGATGCTGTGCGCTCACAGTAGTCGCAGAGCTGGCCGCCGGTCGGGGCGATTGTGCACCTAGGGCAGTATTTTGTTTCGTTGTTGCTCATTGTGATTCCTTGTATTGCACGCTGTGTTCCAACCTTTGGCTACCTCATTTCGTACCTTTATCTTAGGGTCGATTGTACCTGATGTCAACTGTACCCAGACTATTGTACCCATTAGAATTTTTAATTGGTAACTTGGCCGGCGAATTGCTACAAATAGATATGGCACGAGCACTGCATAGCAGACCATCTTGGCATAGGCACGGCATTTGCTAGTGAGTCACACCTGGCATCGGACTTGCATGAAAAACCTTGGTACGCAAATTGCTAGGCTGCCGTCGTTGGCCCGGCGATTGCACCTGACAAAAAAGTCGCGGTGTAAATTTCCAGAGGTACATTTCGAGGCAACCTGTGTACGTACGCACTAGAATGGAATCTAGTGGTCTGTATAAATTAATTCTACCTAGAATTAATTTCAGCTTGACTGCACAGTTTTCAGTTTTATTTGGTTTATTTTGGAAAAATTGTTTGCAACCGTGAAAATTAGTTGTTACAAACAGAGGGTACCCAATTTTTAGACCCCTACTTTTACACTGGAGAAACGTATGAGCGGAAAACAACCGGTTAGAAAGAAAATCAAGGCCTAGAGAAGAAGCAATCAGAGCGGCTATATAGATTGATCATGAAAGGACGAAAATAGCATGGAAGAGAACCACACAGTTTGTGAATCATGTGGGTGTTACAACCACACAAGTAGCTACGAGCAAGACGATTGCACTGAATTCCTAGCTCGCCGCGCCGAGTTCGATGTACTCTATGTAATCGATACTCCAGCCGAATGGAACAGTCTCGGCCTTAATTCGATTATTACCCTTGACATCGAGTGATTTTAGGTATACCATATAGGTGAAGGTTGAAGTACTGCTCGCTACCTCGGCAGTTAAAACAAAGAGGGTGGATGTTAGACCGTGTCCCTTAAAAGCAGTTAACGGTGTATCAGTGAGGTAGGTTATGGTAGCACATAGCAATAATCGACACCAGTTCGGTGCACAGGCAGGGGCATTTCAGGGGCTGCCCTCAAAGAATCGAACCTCGCGGGGATATATTTAGTTAGGATCTAGTCCTACCTGCAGTTATATGACCAGGGTAGGGCTAGGGCAGCTAGAGTTAAAGCAGGAAACGTGGCGTGCTCTAAGCAGGTCAGTAACTGCCCCTGTATCCAGAATATATAAAGGATGAAAAGCAGCTAAGAAAATATTTGAGGTCAGCGTTGGTTTTACTTGACGAACCCTCGAAGTAGGTATACCATATAGAAGAAAGGAACAGCTATGAAGAAACTAGTAAAGTGTGAAGAGGTCGAAGGCGAAGGCCTTCTCAGTCTGCTCGGTGAGCAAGTTATGGTGTGGTGCATGAATTTCAACTACCATGGCAAGCTAGTCGGAGTAAACGATCACGATATCTTACTTGAAGACTGCAAGATTGTCTTCGAGACAGGCAAGTTCGGAGGTCCTCTAAAAGACGCCCAGAAGGTAGCGGATCAGGGATACGTACGGATCGCATCCATTGAGAGCTACTGTAAGTATGAGGTCTAGAAGGCAGGGTTATGGCCGTAGCCGTAGCGGTAGCAATAGCCGGAGCCGTAGCTGGAGCTGGAGCGCTACCACAAGCTGTAGCTGGGGCTGGGGCTATAGCTATAGCTGGGGCTGGAGCTGGAGCTGTAGTAGCTATAGCTGGAGCGTTTGACGTATGAGATTTAGAAGGCAGCAGTCTAGGTCTAGGTCTGGTTCTAGCTCTGGTTCTTGGTCTAGGTCTAGGTCTAGGTCTGGTTCTAGCTCTGGTTCTTGGTTCTTGGTTTGAGGGTTAATATGGATTTGAACAAAGCAATATGTAAGGTAGCTGAAGCTATGCTTGGCCATGGCGAGGACGGCAGAAACAACCACGGTTTCTGGATTCGCATCTGGCGTGCTGGTCAGAAGGTCTACGGTTCCGGGGCCTGGTGTGCAACCTCGGCCTGTTGGATAGTCGAGCAGGCTTGCTACGGTGCCGGTATGGATAAACCTCTGCCTGTGCGCCGATTCGGAGGTGGGCGCAGTGCTCGAAAGTTTGCTAAGCGCTGCGAGAAACTCGGGCGTGTAGTAAAGCAACCGATGCCAGGTGACGTTGAGCTACGTGATCGGCCAGGAGTTGGTATGCATATCGAAATCGTGGCAACTGTGCACCCGGGTGGAAACAGAACGAACTACGCAGGAAACGTAGGAAAACCTCCAGCTAAGTATAAGCTAGTCCAGCAACCACCTTGGAAATTCGATAAAGAGCACGTGAAGTTTATTCGTCTTGGGTAGGTAGCGTGAATAAGCCAAATCCACAACATAGCAGTGCAACCGCCGAATGGTATACCCCAGCCGATGTTATCGCGCGAGTGCGTAATACTCTCGGGACAATACACATTGACCCGTGTTCGAGTCTACTCGCAAATAAGGCTATCAAAGCAAATGCTTTCTTCAGCGCAGAAGAGAACGGGCTGGATTACTTCTGGGCTGGAAACGCCTACATAAACCCGCCGAGCAGCTGCGATGGTGCCGTCTGTGAACGCAGGTGTACGTGTAAGCTTCCTTTTCGTTTCATGGAACAGATGTTTGAGCAGTTCTACGAAGGGAACCTAGACAACGCGATCTACCTAGGCTTTAACATCGGTCAACTAAAGTACCTTAGTAAGTGCTACTACAACCCAGACGATGTACGCTTCGTTATTCCGCACAGGCGAATCCGGTTTGTACGCCCAGACGGTACCCCGGGAAAAAGTCCAACACAGGAGAACTTCATTATGCTACTAACAAACGACCTCTTGATTAGAACACGCTTCGACGAGGAGTTTTCTGAGTATGGAACTATGTTTGGAGCGCTCTCTTGAGCAAACCAAGTCCGAGTTCATACAACAAGTGGCTCGATTGCAATCGTGCCTGGAAATATGCTTACATCGATCGCAAAGTTTCTACTAACCTAAGCTTCGAACTAAAGTACGGCCTTCGATTTCACAGCCTAAAAGAAGGCGCCGAACCAGACGTTGATCTCGGGGTAAAGTGGAACAAGATCATCGAAGAACACGAGTTCGCGCACCGCCAGTACTGGTCTGCGCACAGCAAACTAAAGGTCATCGATACCGAGGTTGAGATCGATGATTGGTTTCGTGGCTACATCGATGCTGTCGTCGTCGATGACCGAGGAGATCGTTGGCTGCTAGAGTACAAAACAACCGGCTCACAACTAGACGTTGGAAGCAGTTACTGGTCGTACCATCGTTTGCAGACCGCTATGTATGCTTCGGCCTTCGATTGCCGTGGAGTTATCGTTGACGTAAGCCGCCGCCCAACTATCAGACAACGCAAAAACGAGAGTGATATTGCGTATATACAGCGATGTTCCGACTGGTTCTACGATAACCGCGACACTGTTTTCGCACGCAAAACGTACCATGATGATCCGGAGCTAGTGCTTGAGTGTAAGCACATAGATGAGCAGATTGCAGCAGCGAAAAGTAAAAACCAATTCCCGCGCAACTCGAAAGCTTGCTACAAAGGCCGCAACCAGTGCGAGTACTACGATGTGTGTTGGAACGGTGAGAGCCTTGACAACGAGCAGTTGTTTCAAATCAAGACAGGAAGAAAGTAAATGAAATATCTCGACGGTGATGAACTCTATAAATACATCGGCCAGACCGCACAAGATCTAGCCTACCGCTTGCTCAAAGAGCACCTTTACTCGGAAGACCATAAAGCAGTCGACCCTGATATGCAGGTCGGAGTAAAAGCAAGTATTCTGCTTAGTGCATGTAAACAACTTCTTGGGCTGTACGAGGAAATTGAAAAGAAAGTTAAATCAGGAGAACTATCAAGGGAAGAATTAGAAGGAGTAACAGACCTAATGAACAAAGATAACAAGAAGGAGTGGAACTAATGGGTGCAGCAAAAGCAAAAGCAAAATCGGAAACAGCACGGAAGGCCACCGCAGATGAAGCAAAGGCCGGTATCAAGGCAGCACAAACGATCAAGGTCAGCGGCAAGGACTACTTGCAGGTACAAGGACGAATCCTTATGTTCCGACAAGACCATCCTACTGGGCAGATCCACACGGAGTATATCACTCAGGGTACTGAACCAGATAATCCGCGCTACTTGGCACGAGCAATCGTACTAGTCAACGATAAGCCGGTTTCAGTTGGCCACAAGATGGTTAAACTAGACGCCACACGCGGTCCAGGAAAAGACTGGCCGTTTGAAATGGCAGAGACTGGTGCAATCGGCCGTGCACTCGGTGCACTTGGCTATGGTACATTGTCTGGTGACTTCGACGAGGTTGCAGCAGATCAGATCGCAGACGCTCCGGTTGACCCCAAGAGGAAGTGGTAAGTGAAAGACCCTATACAGACTCTTATAGAGCAGTACTATAGCCCAGAAGAACTAGCAGAAATGCGCAAACAGGAAAGAAACGAGAACATGGAAAAACCACAACGAACATACTACAATCGCTGCCGACTTCTACTCGCCAAACTTGGCACCGTCGGAATAGCCCAACACAAAGTGCTCAAACTTAAGTTCGACGCACCGACGAAAAAAGACGAGACTACTACGCACTGGGCTACGCTGTTCTTGAATGAAAAGAACAATGAGCGCAACCGTGAAACGTTGCAAACACTCGGACTACGAGCAGTTCCAGATGTAGTCAGCTACGACGAACTCGAAAAGGCTGACTTCGACGGTCTCGGAGATAACGTCGTCGACCTAGTAGCTGAGCAATCGGGCGAATACGAGAACATTCGGTTCATCAATAACCCGAAGTACAGCGTTAAGGTCTTCCCGGAAGACGGAATCTAGTCTCGGATAACCTGCAGTCGGTACCAATCGAGAGCCTCGGCTACTGCAGCAACCTGGGTACGTTGTAAAACTACCCACTTTTAACGCAGCAACGGGGAAGGACGCAAGCATGGATGGAAGAACACGAGTAGGACGTATTTACAAAGCAGGCCTCGAAGGTATCGAAGACGGCCTACATATTAACATCGAAGACTTGCCGCTGCTTCAAGCACTAGCCGCCATGATCGACTATGCCACGAAAAAGCCAGTGCGCAGAAAGGCCTCCGATGAACCAAAGCTACTCTACAGCGAGTTCGATGTGTTAAAGTCGTTGACTGGTGTGCAGATTGCCGTAGTGAAACCTGGGCGCTTGTCGAAGGTGCTAACCGGGCTTTCATTAAAAGATGATGATCTTATGCAGTTGCGTAATTGGTGGCAACAAAGTATGCTACCTTGGTTGCAAAGCAAAGACATTGAAGTAACATATTCGATGGTATGCAGAAAGTTCCCCGACTGGCTTGGACGTGCACGCCAATGGGTAAATAAACCAACGACCGGAACCAACCTGGAGCAATGGCGCTAGTGAATAGCTCAGTACAAGCAGCCGAGGAAAACTTGGTAGCAGCTACGCTGGTCGATAACGCATGCTTCGACGAAGCCGCCTTGAAGTACATGCAATTCTACGATGCACGTATGCAGGTCACTTGGAAAGCTATCGGAAAGCTAATCCAGGCAGGACGTACAGCCGACGAGATCAGCGCAGCCGACGAAGCCGGTGTTAATCCGACCGAACTAACGCGGCTAACTACACAACTCGGAAGCCGCATCGATATCGTAGGTTGGGCTGAGATCATTCGCAACGCACACACCGAGCGCAGCGTTGCTACCATTGCGTCTGATTACGCAAAGTGGTCACAGGCCGGTATGTCGGGTGCAGACATGCTTGATAAAGTACGGGCAAAACTTGAGGAGCTAGAAGCTAGCCATGAAAGAAAATTCGAAACACTCGCAGCCGTTGCAGCCAGTGAATGTAAGATCATCCGTGAGACACCACCTGACGAATTGCGCGGATTGCCAACTGGCCTGGGCATTGAACGAGTTGTCCCCGGTGGAATTCCTCGCGGAAAGGTTACAACACTTTTCAGCGAATCTGGAAATTTCAAAACAACAACTAAGAACAACATTGTACTTGCAATCGCTAGTGCAGGCTATTCCGTACTCGATGTTTCTCTGGAAGACGCAGATGAGCTTACCGCACACAGGTTCATCGCCGGTTGTACTGGAATCAACTACGGACGAATCAGCGCCTACGACCTCACAGAAACCGAGCGGAACCAGCTTGTACTACCAGCCAGAGCAATCAAGGCAGCGGAAAATGTCATCCTGGCGGGCGAGATTCCACCAAATATTGACGAAATAATTCGTACAGCGCGGTACTACAAATCAAGGTGCGACCTAGCTGCTGTAGTTATCGACTACGTGCAGCTACTAGAAAGCAGGAACTACCGACTATCTGAGCGCGAAGTACTCAACGATATCATGCGCAAGTGCCAGCTGGCAGCAAAGCGCGATAATATGGCGTACATCGTAGTGTCGCAGGTTAAGCAGGACGTCGATACTCGTACTAACCACGAACCAAGAATCACGGATATGCTAGGTTCTAGTGCGATGCGTACAGCTAGTAAGCTTGCTATCGGTCTGTATAAACCGAGCTTGTACCACAAGGTACCTCAGAACGACGCATACCGTAAACTGGTTGCCAACCACCCAGACGGCCAGAAGGTCTACGAAAGTATCTTGGAGCTTCATTTTCTAAAGAACGTCCTAGGGGAGCCAAAGACAGTGATCCACTGTTCGGTCCATCCTGGAACTGGGAATATTACTCCATTCTCCATGGATTCATACCTATGAAAAAACAACCTATAGACAGACTGTTCGAAAACTGCGAGACCGATAATAGCGGCAAGGGAGCGCGTTAAGTGATCTGCTCAGTGCTTATGTGTAGATTGGCCAGGTACAGAGGTCGGTATATCTACTTCAATGGTAAGCGTATGCACATTATAGTTTGGGCAAACAACGTATACATTACTGAGCTTTACGGTACGTATACACCACGCCTAGGTGGTTGGGCATGATCTGCTCAGCATGCGACTTCGACGCCGATGCTACTGTGTACGGTCAGTACACCATGATCATTCCAGTGTCTGCTCAGAGTCTAAACGAAGTTGGTATCAATAATAGCCGCAACAACTGGAAGTACAAGAAAGCACGAGCAGCGTGGGAGCATCGGTTTAGCAAGTACGTAGGTCGTATTCCGAAAGCATACGCACACAGAAACATGTTTATGACCAGATTTTACCGCACAAGAAAACGCGATTACGACTACGGAAACCTAGTCGGCGGTTTCAAACCAGGCCTAGATATGCTAGTAAAGCACGGCTTCCTACTAGGAGATCAGCCTAAGCATTGCAGCGAGTACTACCGACAATATCCAGCACCAGACGGACGAGACCATGTAATTGTTGTACTACAAGATACACAACCAAGGGAGATGTAAATGCCGCCGCCCGGTAACCGAGACGAAGACAAGCCTGTACTAAAAGAACCAGAGAATGAAATGGAAAAGCACTTGACAGAAGAATGTGGTCTAACTATACTTGAGCTATATGAACTCGAAGAACAGACAGAACAAGTTACTAGTCTTCCCGAAGATGAGCATCCAAGCTGGAACGCCGGAACAGCCGAGCTATGGGAGTGCCCTGAGCAACAGTGGTACGACCAACCAGATTACGACCGGGTACTGCTTAGCCCACTCCAAGACAAGACAAAATCAGAACTCTACTTGCGCCGACGGTGTATGAAACTTGGAACACGTCGAGTAGGGGAGATGTTTTACAGCACAGGCCATTGGTGCATTCGAGTAAAGGACGTTGAAGTATGAAGGATGATATAAACAGCCCAGACCACTACACAGGTGACATCGAGTGCATCGACGCTATGCGCCAGGTTGCAACAGACGAGGAGTTCATCGGGTATTGTCGGCTAGCTGCGTTCAAGTACCTCTGGCGATGCAATTACAAAGGTAACAAAGAAAAAGACCTTAGAAAAGCACACTGGTACTTAACTAAGGTCGTAGCTGTTCTCGATGAAACTGGTGTCGATTGCCGAGTACCCGGGTGTACCAGCTGCAGTAAAACTCTAGCTAAACTTGATCCGACCAGCCTGTACGAGAAACCAGAAACAGACTAATATGAGCAAAGAACAAAAACAGCACACACTAGCACTGTACCACATCGATGTCTCGGGGAGTACTCCGTATAACCTAGGTCGAGTCATTGACCACACAGTAGCCAAAATCGACGCCAAACTACGCGCAGAGCTTCGAGAAGGCCGCGCACTAGACTTCATTAGTATTCACATCACAACAGAAACCGACGAGGAGATCACGAAATGGATAGATTCAAACGACAAGCAGTAATTCTAGTAGCACTTTTCGCAGTAGCTTGCGGCAGTGAAAATGAACCAGTCGAACCGCAACCAAATGGAGAAGCATGCGAAGTCGACGATGGATGCGAGTCTGGCATTTGCCTCACTGAGATCGTTGGTGGTGTCGAACCGTACGAACTTCCGGACGGTATCTGTACAGTACTCGGCTGCATCGAGGACCCGTATATTTGTGATTTCCAGACCGAGAAGTGCCTGGTTCACCGCGAGACAGGAGTTTCAGCGTGTTTTCAGTACTGCGAGGACCACGATAGTTGTCGCGACGGTTGGGCTTGCTACGACGTAGGCTGGTTCTATCCTGAACTTGTTTGCTTGCCAGAGGACGAATAGTATATGCGTATGCTAGTACTCCCGGATAACCAGGTTCGCCCAGATGTGAACCTGAGCTATCTCGGCTGGATCGGTGAGTTTATCAAAGAACACCGCTTCGATGCCATCGAGCACCTTGGTGATTTCGCCGATATGAAGTGTCTTAGTAGCTATGATGCCGGTAAGAAAGCAGCAGAAGGCGTCAGGTTTACCCGCGATTGGAACGCAATTGATCGCGGATTCGATTTGCTAACGAAACCGTGGCGTGGTATAAAGGCGTATAAACCGCTGCTGAACATCAACGAAGGGAACCACGATGGATCAGAAACCAGTCGCGGAAGCCGCATGCACCGATATATTGAGAACCACGCTGAACTTGCTGGAACGTTGCGACAGCCTCTTGCTCCATTTGAGAAACACGGCTGGACTGTACACAAATTTCTCAGACCGCACAAGGTTGGAGGCGTTACGTTCAGCCATTTCTTCCCACGCACGGCACGTGGAACAATTAGTGCAGCAAGCAGCCGACATGGGGCGAATTCAGCATACAACCAGGTCAAGGCTAACATGACATCGTGTGTGGCCGGGCATAAGCAAGGCCTGGATAGCTGTATTTACAACGTTGGAACTCGGCGCTACAGAAGCATCATTGCCGGTTCCTGCTATCTGCACAACGAGCCGTACCTAGGACACCAAGGTAACGATTACTGGCGCGGGTGCCTTATTTTAAATAACGTTCGCAACGGCGACTTCGACCTCACAGAAGTCAGCCTTGACTACCTAAAACGGAAGTATGGATGAGTAAAGGTACAATACAACACAAGGTAGCAAATTTTTACCACTTCTTGTTAGAAGATGAGGATAGTCCTGGTTGCTGGCTATGGGGAGGGCACAGAGATAAGGATAGTTACGGTAGGTTTAAGTTTATGTACAAGACAGTACAGGCACACCGAATCAGCTACGAGTTCTTTGTTGCTGCTATCCCACCTGACATGCAGTTAGACCACCTATGTAGAAACCGTAGTTGTGTTAATCCGGATCATCTAGAGCTGGTGACACCGAAGGAAAATACACATCGAGGTAAATCGTATAGAGGATCTCCCTACCACAAGAAACCAACACACTGTTCCAAAGGCCACGAACTAGTAGGAGACAACATTGCAATCAACTCAGGGTACACCAGATGTAGGACCTGTAAAAACATCCGACAAAACGAAGCTTACCACCGAAACAAGAAGCAGATTCTTGCTAGACGAAAACTTCGTAAACAGCTATGCAACAAGACAGGTTGATTGGGGACCGCTAGGACAACTGGTCTACAAACGGTCATATGCACAACCTGGCGAGGTCTGGTACTTGACTGTCGAGCGTGTAGTAAACGCGTGCTACCAGGCGCAGCAGCGGCACTGCGAGAATGCCGGTATCGACTTCGATCTAGCGAAAGCGCAGCACAGTGCACAGCAGATGTACGATCTCATGTTTAACTTCAAGTTCTTGCCTCCGGGTCGTGGACTTGCAAACATGGGTACCAGTCTGCTAGAAGATAAAGGCGGCGCAGTAGTTAACAACTGTGGTTGGACCGAAGTGCGCGATACGTCGGATTTCGTCTGGGCAATGGATATGTTACTCAAAGGAGTAGGTATCGGATTTAGTGCCGTCGAGAACATACCCTTCAGGTTTGCCGGTGGTTACACAATTGAACACCAGGTGCACGATAGCGTAGAAGGGTGGTCAGAGGCATTGCGAGTATTGCTCCAGCAATACGAGCAGGGAGGTGGTGTAGTCAAGTTCGACTACAGCTTCATTCGACCAGCAGGAGCGCCAATCCGAGGTGTCGCCGGAAAAGCACCAGGTCCAGAGCCGTTGAGGGAATGCTTGGAAAGCGTGCGCAGTGTATTTGTTAACCGTATCAAAAGTACCACCGATGGTTGGTTCGAGCTAACACCAGCCGATATCGTCGACATCATGAACCACATCGGCAAGGCATGCGTAGCCGGCGGTGTGCGCAGGTCAGCAGAGATCGCAATTGGTAGCAGCGATGACCAAGAATTCGCGAAACTAAAGAACAGAGATATTAACCAGGAAGCTGTCGACGGCCACCGTTGGGCAGCAAACCACAGCGTGTACTGCGAGGTCGGAGATGATTACAGGAAAATCCTTCATAATTTTGATGGTGTTGATGAACTTGGCATTTATTGGCTCGGCAATGCTCAGGCCTACTCCCGCATGGGCCGCCGTGCTGATCGTGCTGATCAACATGCTTCTGGTTGCAATCCGTGTGCTGAACAAACCCTAGAGCACCGAGAGCTTTGTTGCCTAGTCGAGGTCTTTGTTAGTCGCCATAGTTCGTTCTACGAACTACAGAAGACCTTGAAGTATGCTTACCTCTACGCTAAAGCTGTAACGCTGATTGAAACCCATGACCAAGAAACAAACAGGATCATTGAACGAAACCGACGAATCGGATGTAGCCTCACCGGAATCCAAGAGGCATACAACAAGCTCGGACGTGAGTTCTACGGCTGGTGCAACCGAGGATATAAGTACATTCAATCACTCGACGACAGGTACTCGACGTGGTTCAACATTCCACGGAGTATCAAGACAACATCTGTCAAACCATCTGGCAGCGTGTCGAAGTTGCCAGGAGTTTCTAGCGGGATCCATTGGCCCATATCTGAGTATTACATTCAACGAATCCGACTTTCAAATAACAGTCCCTATGTCGAACCCTACAAATCAGCTGGCTACAATGTCGTGGATATCTCATCTGTTGAGCCAAATACGACCGTAATTGAGATCCCGGTACGTGAGCGCAACTTCACACGTTCCGAATCGGATGTAAGCATTTGGGAACAAGCCGAGCACGCAGCAAAGATGCAGCACTACTGGGCCGACAACCAGGTCAGTATGACTATCAAGTATGCTCCGCACGAAAAGGCACAGATTCCGGCTTTGCTCGAACTCTACGAAGACCGATTGAAAGCGATTTCGTTCTTTCCGCAATCAGACGGCCATAGCTTCGACTACGCCCCTTGGGAAGAAATTACGAAAGATGAGTATTTGAGGTTGACAGCTAATCTAGAAGAAGTTAACCTAGATGATATCAATGAACACGAACTAGAAGATCAATTTTGCGAAGGAGGAGCTTGTGAAATTCCCTAAAGAAATAATCAACAAGTTAGACATGGATGCTTCATCAGACGACTACCCAGATGCAGATACAGCAGGTCTGGTAAACTACTGTGAGTACGCAAACGCACGAATCAAGGAGCTAGAAGAAGCATGCAACAATCTGATGTTGAAGATCCGAATGATCGCCCAGTGTCTGAAATAGAGGAAGTCGACCAAGAATCGGACGAGGCGAAAACTGCCGCGCTTATCGACAAGTTCCTTAAGCTCAGCAAGATTGCTTATTCGAAGAAGATTCCGAACTTTCAGCGCTGGGGTCCTGTTATGCGACCTAATCAGCGCAAACGACGAAAACTAGCCCGCCGGGTAAGGTAGGACATTTGACTACCTCAGAAGGAAATCTGCTGCCCGCGCTACAGGCTGAACCTGTCGTTGTCGATACACTGGCGAAAGCTCAGTCGTGGATGACAACGTTGCTGCACTACGATGGTGTGTGTGGTATCGATACCGAGACAAGTGGAATCGATCCCAAGATACAGGCCCCCGGAGCAGGGCATGGTCGCATCGAGTGTTGGAGTATTTCCACAGATGACTGGCGTTTATTTATCTGGGGAAAATACCTTGAGGTATTCAAGCCTTGGTTAGAGCGAGCTGAGCGAGCGAAGGTAGGACATAACATCTACGGTTTTGACTGGCATATGTTTGCCAATCACGGCATTCAACTGAACGGCATCGTAGCCGATACGTTGTACATGAGCCGACTACTTTACTGTAGCAAAGAGCGCTCGCACGGATTGAAACAGCTGGCACTACACTGGCTAGGGTACAAACAACCAGCCTTCGACAGTCTCTTTATGAGGCCGAAGCACAAAATGCAGTTCGTACAGGAAACCAAGAAATCAAAAGGCGTGATTCATGAACTTAACTTTCGCGAAACCAAGAGGAAAGTCGGGGAACAGGTCGGGGTACCAACGCTATTCGCTACAGGAGAGCGAGGTAGAATTTACAAAGGCCTTGAGTACATCCCGCTTAGTGAAATTCCATACGATTACCCTGAACGGCTCGAAGCGCTGTACGATTACGCGAGTGCCGACGCAGCTCTTACTTTGGCGTTGTACTACAGATTCAGAGAAAGCCTGGAGCAAGAACCGTGGCTGATAGCAAAGTGAAATCACTCCAAAATTTCTACGACGATTTCTGGAACAGCTCATTGCAGGTGCTAGCGCACGTCGAACGCACAGGTATGGCCTTCGATAGCGCACTCATGGAACGTAAAGCAGAGCACGCCAGCGAAGTAGCCTTCGACCTACACGCTAAGTTGAACGCCTGGGCATTCGATTACACACGGCAGCGCGAAGCTATGAACTGGAACAGCACACAGCAAGTCGCCGAGTTCCTGTACGACTTCAAGTGTTACCCGATTCCTGCTGTTGTCGGAACCATGAGCGCCACCAAGAAGAATCGCGATGACGCACGCAGCACCTCAGAGGCTAGCCTCGATTGGCTATGTAAAAACCACGACCAGGCTATTCAAGTGCTACTTGACTACAAGCGTGTGACTAAGTTGCAGCAGTTCATGGAAAAGCTTCCGACTATGGTAGTCGACGGTCGACTGCACTGTTCACTTGGACCTAAAACCGATACCGGACGACTTACTTCATCGAAGCCTAACATGCAGCA